CTATATAGTTAGTAGCATTCTCATAATCTATATCAAACTCAAATTCGTTGTTATCTCCATCTATAATCCAATCTAAGTCTAAGTAATCTGCATTAGATACTTCGGCTATTTCAATATCAAAAATATTGCTACCACCTGTTACTTGTAAATTTAGATTTGCATAGTCAGCTGAATATGCACCGTTGCTATTTAAAAGAATATCTAAAACGTTGGAATCACCTTGGAAGTCAAAGTAACCAGTAACATTATCTGAATTGATACCATCTGATCTGAATATGTTACTACTACCAATCTGGTTGATAGTCAAAGTCATAGCAGTACCGTCTAAGTCTAGAGCGGTCATAGTTCCTGATACAGCACTCGTGCCCCCAATCAAGTTGCTACTACCAAGCTGTTCAAGCTTGATTGTCGCATTAGAACCTGTTTGTTCTACAAAGATCTCGTCATCTGCTGCCAGCCCTAACGATAAAAGTAAAAAAAATAAACGCATAATTATTCCATATATTGCCAATAACTCTTCTCTTCACCTTGCGCTATTATATCTACAATACCAGTTTCTATAGCTGCTTGCAAAGCTATAGACTTGCTCTCATTCATAGCATTACCACTTTCAAACTCTACAAGCTTGGTACCATCTGCTATATAACGGAAAAAGTCATTTGACAACCCTACAGACAATATGGTCTTAGTTGTTAGATTCTCTAATAAGATCTCGCCTGTTGATACAGAAACTATACGCATTGATACCACCACAGTATCCTCTCTGTATTGTTTGCTGTTACCAATACCTAAATATCTAGCGCCCATTCCCCCTGTCAAAAGGTTAGTATTATAATCAACTATTGCACCTTCCAATATTAGACCAGCAAATAACAAAGGCATTTGTTGATCATCCTCATCAAACTTCTCACGAGTAGATCTTATAATCTGTCGTTCTCTTGTTACATGGTCTATTCCAACTCTTTCAACAACTCTGAAAAATCTTGATTGTTTTAGGGCCCTAATGACATATGCTTCTGGTGCTTGGGTCAAAGCTGAACTGAAACTAGCATACCCATCAATTGACTTACGTTGTCCTGTTGCGTCTGGAAAAACATAAACAGCAACTACGGGCCTCTGTTTGGCTAGTGGTACTTCTTTGATTGCATCTGTTATAGGTTGGTTGAGAAAAGCATTTTTAGAAAAACACTCCATCTTATCTATTAATGCAACAACATCTTTATAATCACCATCAGGATTACTAAGACAAGGTGAGATATATGCAAAGTGTGTAGTACAACTAGAAACCAAAGTCCCCAATAGGAATAGTGATAGTAGTTGTTTCGCCAGTTGTTTCATTAAATATAGTCATTGTAATAGTTATACCGTCACTAGTCCAAGTTATGAGATTGTCGAACAAAGTGAAACTACCCTCTTCAGCTGGGTTTTCTCCAAACAATTGATCGACTAACTGCCTGGATAGTTGTGCATACACACGTGACTCAAAGTTACGCAAGAACCTAGCTAGTGTTGTATTTTCAGCATCACGTTCTAATTCGTCTTGCATAGCTTTTATTTCTGCACGTAAAGCTTCCTTTCTGCTGAACTCTTGTTCGTCAATTGTTAGGTAATGTTGTGATGTGCCTACACCACTAAATGCTGGTGACTTAAACTTAAATTTTATTTCATCAGCGAGAACGGGGAGTAATAAGATTGGGATTAAGTATATAAGACACCCCGTTCTTTTTCGCTTGTTAAAATAGTATTCATGCATTTCGTATGAATAACCTTTGTCCTTTTTGTTCATAACACCCAAATCCAAAACGCTAAACAAAAACTTATTATGCCGATCCAAGCTATTAACTTGTACCAATCAAGTTTGTATTTAGTCTTTTCTTTGATCATCTCTATCTGCTTTCGCTATCTTATTACTGTCTATAAGTTGCGGTACACCTAGTATTGTTTTAATTAAAGTATCTTGTCTGATAATCTCATTATCTAAACTTCTTACTCTATCAATTAATGCTACTAATATACCATGTTGTGAGTCAAGCTTAGTTCCTAGACGTTGTTCCATAGCTGTTATTTGTTCAGCTACTTTATCGTCTACAACATCAAGTTTATTTTCCATACCATCCACGATTCTCATAATTAGTTGGTATATAAACCATCCTAATCCTAAAGCAGCAGCAATCGGAAAACCAACTTGCTGAATTATAGTTACTATCTCATTCATCTTTGTTTGAAGCACCAAAGTAGAAAGATATTACTGCTGATGCTAGACCGCCTAAATATCCAAGCACAAGGTTAATTAGGGCCTCACTATTTTGTTCTGGTGGTTGTAATGTGACTAAAAATATATAGCCTAAGAATCCACCAATTGTCATAAACCCTAATAGCTTTGATGTCCAGTCTTTAGCAAAGTTGCTTCTTGCATTTTGAATATCTTCTGTTTCTAATTTAAAAACATCAACCTCAAGTTCTTTCATTTGTTTTTCAAATGCTAACTCTGCTTTTTTGATTTCTGCTAATTGTTCTGGTGATGCTTGTGCAACAGCTTTTTCAACAGCAGATTTATTGTTGGGAACACCTAATTTATCAGCCAACATGCTCATAGCTGCATTACCCATTGGGCCACCAATAGCTGTTCCAATTGTTGGCGCAACTGCGCCTATTAAAGATTTTAATTTGTTTAACATATTCCTATTTCGCTCCTATCCAAGCCTAATGGCTTATCACTCAAACATTTTAGCATATCTTTCGGTATGTGAGCATATGGTTCATTGTCCTCTTCATATGTTGCATCTGGA